TAGAACATGCCACCAAGTAGGTACGGCGACCATAACGGCAACATGGACTTACTGCACGGTGCTCCATACCCCAGTTGCCACAATGAGTTCCTTGAGTACCACCAAGAGCTGATACGCAAGCACAAGGATGCCCGTCGCAAGAGAGAACAGAATGGTTATCAACACCCAGAAGTCCCACCAGTCTTTCATCCTGATATACTAACAAAGGACGTTCATTGAAAAAGTGATGTGGTGATGGGGGAGACAATGTGCAAGCTATGCGCACAGCACATGCAGGTTTGAACTCCTTGCAACTAACGAATGGCTTGATAAATAGCTATAGAGCCAACGGCATGTGCCTCCCCACCACCACATCACAAAGGAGAATTGTATTGAAAGCAAAATCAGTAAAGCCACAACCCGTACCAAACGTACGTGTACTAACGTGCATCATGTGCTCAGCTAAGACAGCACTGCCGTATGGGGCACTTCGTAATGGAATGTGCACCTGTAGCAAGGCGTGCTACGACAAAGCCAACGAGAAAAAGGAGAGATACTAATGAAATCATACGGAACCTGCCACTACTGCGGGCAGCAAATATGGACAATGCAGTGTAAGGTCAAGACGACCAAAAGCGGTGCCGTGCAACGGTATCATTTCAACCCCATCACCAAGCTCGACTGTCTCAGTGATGAGAACCGAGCGTACAACATCATGCGTAAAATGGAGGACGACCAGTGAAAAACTGCTATGCCATGATGCTACTCACCCTGGGCTTTGTCGTAGGGATTGTAACTTACGAGTTACTAGCATGGTAGGTAGCTACAAAATCTGTTATTGCAGTTGGTGTTCAAAGCTACTGTGCCGTTACGATGCCGTGAGAAAGGATGGTAACGACTGGATACACGTATCATGCCAACGGGAACGGGAATACCTGGAAGGCATGAAGAAACTGCGGGAGGAAAAACCACCCGATATAGGAGGTATGCCGTGAAAAAGCGAAAGACGAAGCGAGCCAAGCGACTCGGTAAGGCCATCCAAACGGTCTATGAGTCTCTTGACTCGCACATACCCTACTGCTACGGAAAGGACAAAGAAGACGTAGCGTTCCACCAGAAGTGCGTACTGGACTACGCAAAGCTTATGGTCGTACTGGCGAGGTGTTACAAATGACGTTTATATGTGACCCGTTCGCTTTGGACATATGGTATTGCCACGACACCATGCACTTTTTCTGGTATTCAATGCCAGCTTTTACCAACTACTTTTTGTGTTAGGAGGCTACAGTGAAGACTAGAGAGGAAATGGCTGACACGATACTGGTGGACGTGATACCAGAGGACGAGATACGTGGCGTGGTGTGCTACCAAGGCGACTTCATTATGAAGCTGCCGAGCAAACACGTAGGAGTCTCGATTGCGCTCATGGAAGTGCTGGCAAAGGTATTCACCGACGACGTGAGCAAAAAGACCGTCAACGAAATGATAACGAAATTGCAGGTAGGCAATGCTTCTATTCAATGACCCATGCGCCACAAGCGCTTGAGCCCCTTGACCACAGGGGGCTTTCTGTTATACTGTAGTAGTCGTTTTTACACGCCCTCACGTGAGGATATGTCGGACAAATGTCTGACATTCGCAGCAGACGTGCTGAACACAGAGCCCCGACGGGGGCTTTGTTGTTTACCGCTCAGATATGGTATACTATTGGTGTAGCTACCCGCTACCACCCTCCACATTGCCACCTGGCAATTTCACCCTCGCTTCGGCGAGGGCTTTTTTTGATAGCACACCACGATACATGTCTGGTACTATGTAAAGATATAAGCTAACAGCCCCATATGACTCGACGCCAACGGGAACAGGCAGAGAGGAAAGAACTCGAACGCCTGTACGCCAGTACGCCGAACCATAAGCTTGCCCTAAAGTTCAACACAACAGTTCAGGCAATAAAAAACAGAGCACAACGCTACGGTCTGAAGAAAGACCCACGTGTTACACTAGGTACGGACAACACAGGAGAACCAGAAATGGCCAAACGTACTTTGAAAAAAGCCCGTGAAGCGCACAAACAGCGTGAATTAGGGCGATACAATGAGCGCAATTACAGGGAAGCACTTGCGTACATCGAAGAACTTGAGATGCAAGTCAAGGCAATAGAGACGTTGCAGAACAACAGCAGAACCCACACCATCAAGCCCGTGAAGAAGCGGGGCAAAGACGAAGCAATCGTGGTCGCCTGTCTCACAGACGTACACATTGGTGAGGAAGTCTTACCAGAGCAGGTTCAGGGATTGAACGAATACAATATGGATATAGCTCGTCGCCGTGTGGACGAGTTTTTTTCTAAGATTGTCCGACTCACGGAGAAGGAGCGGCAGGATGTACACATATCTGAACTGATACTGTTTATGGGCGGTGATATTATCGACGGTGCCTTGCACCTGGACACCATTATGTCCAACGAAGTCACGGAACCAATGAAGCAAGCCGTATCTGCACAGAGCTGGATAGAGAGCGGCTTACTCCACCTTGAGCCACACTTCGACAAGATAACCATTGTCTGCAAAGATGGAAACCATGGCCGAGTGACCCACAGGCTGCACGCCAGTTCTCGTCAAGGGAACAGTCTGGAGTGGTACATGTTCCACAACCTGGCTGCAAGGCTGCCACAGTTCAACTGGGTGAACGACCTCGCCCTCCACACGTACATCACCCTGTACAAAGGGCACCCAGGCGAACGCACCCTGCGCTTCCATCACGGTGACACCATCAGCTTTGGTGGCGTCAACGGCCCCTACACCTACCTCAATAGAAGAGCAATGCAATGGAACAAAGCCAACGTTGCCAAGGGCAGCCCCGTCATAGATGTCATCGGGCACCTGCACATGTATCGTGTGAACCCCGCTGGTTGGGTACTGAACGGCTCCGTGGTCGGGTACAACAGCTTCGCCACCAAGATAGGTGCAGAGTTCGAGCGACCATGCCAAGCCTTGTTCCTTATCGACAAGGATCGCGGCATGACGGTCAACATACCCATTATCTTTTCCTGCTAATCAAAGTCCCCCTCGCAATGAGGGGGCATAGTTTTCCACACCCAAACGGTGCTATATATGCTACAATAGAGAAATGAAACGTGTCGCTATCACTGGTGGTCTAGGGTTTGTAGGCCATCATTTTGTCGAGCATTTTATCAAGAACACAGACTGGCACATCGTCATCATTGACCGTCTATCATACGCTGGCTCGCTCGACCGCTTGCGTGACATCAACGTATACAACGATGAGCGCATTACCGTGCTCACAGCAGACTTCACGCTGCCAGTAGAAGAAAACCTTGCTGCCGAGATAGGCGAGGTTGACTACATTTTCCACTTAGGAGCCGAGAGTCACGTAGATAACAGCATCACCGATCCAGTACGCTTTGCACAGAGCAACGTGGTCGGGACGGTGCATATGCTCAACTTTGCACGCACGCTCAAGAACCTCAAATGCTTTTACTACTTCTCAACTGACGAGGTATTCGGCTCGATAGACGTTGGCTGGTCAAATGTAGGTGACGTACACCGCCCAAGTAACCCATACAGTGCAAGCAAGAGTGCCGCCGAGATGTTCTGTATAGCGTACGCTAACACGTACAACTTACCGATTGCGATCACACGGTCTATGAATATCTTTGGAGAACGCCAGGACTCGGAGAAGTTTATACCGATTGTCATACGCAAGGTCATGGAGGGTGAAACCGTCACGATCCACGCCAATGCAGATAAGACCAAAGCAGGTTCACGATTCTACATACATGCGAGGAACGTAGCAGACGGTTACATGCACCTCATCAACAATGAAGTGTACGACGGTGAATACCACATCACAGGTGAACAAGAGGTGGATAACCTACAACTAGCGCAAAAGATAGCAGCAATCATCGGCAAGCCACTCAAGTATGAGATGGTTGACTTCCACAGTAGCCGACCAGGGCACGATCTACGTTACGCGCTCAGCCCCGTTTCTATGCAAGAGATAGGATGGGAGGTGCCGCGAACATTCGATGAGTCGCTTGAAAAGACAGTCAAGTGGACGCTAGATAACCCACGATGGTATGCAAACTAAGGGCGAGCTAGAACAGTGGTATTGTCAGCGTGATCCGTGGGGCTACGAGACAAACCCTGACGACCAGAAGCGCAAAGACATCATCTTGGAGGTTTTACCCGAACACTACAAACGCGCACTAGACATCGGCGCAGGTGAAGGCTGGCTCACAACAGACCTGCCAGCAGATGAGATACACGGCATCGAAATCAGTGATGTAGCAGCCGAGCGTTTTCCCGACAACGTGACACGTGTTGAGTTTCCCGAAGGTCGGTATGACCTTGTTGTAGTAACGGGTATGCTATACGAACAGTATGACTACAAAGCAATCGTCCGCATGGCGAAGCACGCTAGTAGCCACCACGTTCTTTTGTGTAACATAGAGTCATGGGAGAAAGGTTTGGACAAGTTCATAGGATGGAAATTGTTGCACGAGCAGCACTTCCCATACAGGGATTACGTCGAGCACTTATGTCTATACCAGAAACCGTAATGCTGATGCACAACATCGGTGAGTCACCGAGCAAGCAGCCGCACATAGCCGCTAACTATAACACCCGTGACGAGGTAGCAAACGCAACAGGCACACTGACGTTCGACGGCGTGTACAAGAACGTCTATGAGAACCGCGATCTACTAGAGGGCCGCGACGTGATCTTGTTTGTCATGGGTGACTACATCGGCAAAGACAACAGCTTCGACAAGGGTATGCCACGAGAGGAATACTGCACGCTCAAAGAGATAGTCGAACTAGAGAAGATGGGATGTAAAGTGGGCTGGCACACATGGAGTCACCGCGACCTAACAACACTATCAGATGAGGAAATACAGCGAGAAATAACGCCGTTTGAGGGCTTCCCCACTGATTACTTCGCCTATCCATATGGTCGGTACAATGATCGTGTGCTGCGCTTAGTAGAACAGAAATACGGGAGTGCATTTAGTGTTGACGCAACAGACGGAACAATCTTATCCATACCACGGGCATATGTATAACAAACAAATCACAGAACTACAGGAGAAGGGCATCACCTCAATCTCTGGCGTGTTTACTGACGAGGAGATGGCCCGCCTCAAGACAGAGGCAAAGACCATCACCGCCGAAGAAGTATCAAAGGCTGGTTACCCGCATGTTCCCATTGAATACAAGTATGGTCACAAGGCACTTGTGTTCTTTCCAGCCATAGTCAATAGCTACCTGAACGATATACGCAAAGACCCTCGCATGGTGAAGATAGTGCGAGCGTTCTTGGGCGACAACGTAAAGCAGGTAAACAATCAGGTCTATTTCCGTGAAGCCCACACCGAGGATCAGTTCAACTGGCACAGGGACGTTATCTTTCGCACACCAGCCGACAGGTTCCCCAACATTCGCGAGCACTACCTACAGACCATCATTGCAGTAGACGACCTCACAGTGGAGAACGGCACAGTGGAGTTCATTGAGGGCTCACACCAGGAGCCAGACGACGAGTTTACAGGGTCACTGGGCAACTTACGCACGTTTGACCGCAGGGGCCGTTACGGGACGAAATACGAAGCCAAGAAGGGTAGTGTGCTGCTCTGGTACGTCACAACCGTACACGGTTCGGAGCAGAACCACAGCGATCAAGACCGTTGCACCTACATGAATGGGCTTGCCCGAGCCGAAGGCTGCCTGGACTATCCGTGGTATCTGAAAGACGGAGAGCCACAAGACATAGACCCAACACTCATACCATGACCTACGGCTGCGTTATAGCATCATACAAATACGGCCACCTAGCGGCACATGCGATAGAAACGGTGCTAGAACAGACCAAGCAGTTCGACAAGGTATGGTTTGTTGACGACGGCGTGGGAGATTGCACACACCTACCAGAGTTGTATCCCGAAGTGAACTACGTGCTGCGCACAAAGAACATGGGAACCGTGGCAAACTTCCAAGACATGCTAATGAACGAGGTGGACACGGACTACGTGATGTTCTTGGGTGCCGACAACTGGCTACGCGCTGACGCACTGGAACAGTTGAGCGAGTGGACGACAGACATCGTAATGTACGACATCATGGTAGTAGGTGATAGGCGCAATGAGATAGAAGGCAGACACCCAGGCGAGACACAACGCGACCCAGAAGGGCTGTATTGGCACAGGGACGGTGGACACCACGGCTCAATGCTCTACAAGACAGGTATGGCAAAACGGGCAGGTGGCTACCAGTCACCCCCAGGACGCTCATTAGAGGACATGCACCTGTACAACGCTCTGATGAACAAGGGAGCAACGATCAAGCACCTACAAAAGCCACTACTGTACTACCGCAGACACCGCGAAAACTATAATCCATGCTAAAATATATCTATGCCAGGAGGAAGACCATCAAAATACGACCCAAAGTTCAACGACATAGTTTGGGACTACTTAGAGGAGCGACAAGACACCTTTGACGAGGAGACCAAGCGTCAGACAGTCAACCTACCAACCGTAGAGGGATTTGCTGCTCATATAGGGGTAAATAAGACCACACTTTATGAATGGGAGCAAGCTCACCCAGAGTTTTCCAACTCTTTGACACAGATACGAGAGGAACAGCGCAAACGGCTGTTAGATAAAGGGCTTTCTGGGGACTATAACCCAACCATTGCAAAGCTCGTGCTTAGCAGTAACCACGGCATGAGAGAGAAGTCAGACGTAACGACGGACGGCAAAGAACTGCCTACACCAATTATCCCACTAACAAGGGAAGATGACGTACAATAAGGAGTACCACCGTGCCTATTATCTCAAAAACAGGGACAAGAAGCGGGCGTACACAAAGGCGTACAAAGAAAGGCACAAGGAGAGACTAGCTGCTGAACGAGAGGCCAACAAAGACAAAGAGACTGATAAGCGACTTCGCAAGGTCTTCGGCATCTCGATACGGGACTATGAAAAGATGTTGAAACGACAGGGAGGCGTGTGCGCAATTTGTAGGCGTGAGGAAAAGAACAAGAGGTTGGCGGTAGACCATTGTCACACCACGGGTGTCGTGCGGGGGCTACTCTGCCAGAAGTGCAACTGGGCGATTGGTATGTTTGAGGACGACATACAGCGAATGGAGGCAGCCATAAACTATATCGAGTCATGTTTCAAGAAACGACAGCAACCAGGCGAATAAGGGAGTTGACCAAGCGAATACGTGTGGTACAGGGCGGCACATCCGCCAGTAAAACCATCAGTATCTTACTGTATCTCATTGCAATGGCTCAGACAGACAAACGTCCGACACTCACTAGCGTTGTTTCTGAGTCGTACCCCCATCTGAAACGAGGTGCAATGCGTGACTTTCTTATGATAATGCAAGAGCATGGATATTACGAGGACAGGAGGTGGAGCAAAGGAGAAAAAACATACACATTTGAGACTGGTTCACGTATAGAGTTCTTCTCGGCAGATATGCCAGGCAAGGTTAGAGGGCCGCGACGAGACAGGTTGTTTGTGAATGAGGCAAACTTATTGCCATACGAGTCGTTTGACCAGCTTGAGGTGCGAACGAAAGAGTTTATTTTCATAGATTACAACCCAACCAATGAGTTTTGGGTATACGATCAGGTTATAGGACACCGTGACGACGTAAACCACATCACCCTTACCTACAGAGACAATGAAGCCCTTGATCCCGCGATTGTTGAGTCAATAGAAAAAAGAAGGGGGCTTACTGGATGGTGGAAGGTCTACGGTGAAGGCCAGCTAGGTGAAGTTGAGGGCAAGATATACAAGAACTGGCGACA